AAACACTGTATAGATATGAAACATTTCTATGATCTATATTGTAACAATACTTCAGAAGATATTAAACCTTCTAATAGATAACTAATTCCATGAATAATAATGACCTTTTATCTTCTTCTTTTTGACACCCCATGAAAAAAATCTACCAGACCTTAATGATTTAGGTTGTCTTCTAAATGAACATGCTTCATTTGATAACAAATCTTCATTATTATCAGTTGATCTAGATAATAAGTTATCTGATTCGGAAAATAATGGTACATCTACAAAATTTCTTCGTCCAGTTAATTCATCTTCTATTCTTTTTTTATAATTATCCATATCTTCAACATTTACTTCTTCTAAATAACAATATAATTCACCATTTGTGGATAATTCTCCTATTTTACTGGTAATATTTCTATGTATATCATCATAATCGGTGAATTTTAGCAACATATTAATACTATTATTATCTAACTTATAAAAGCATGATAGTAACTTTCCTAAAAACTTATTTAAAATATTATCTTTAACTTTTACACTATTAATGACCTTTTTACTCAATTCAATAAATTTTATATCTGATTCCATATACAAAACCTTATCTGGTAAAAAATCACTATGTATAATTACTCTAATTGTATCCATTTATATATAATTAGAAGAATTTATGTGCCAATACAAATGTTATTATAAACGCATTAAAAGTTCCACATCCGAGATATCTTACATATTTGATTCTATCAATTTTATCACATGTTCCTTTAAAGTTGGATAAAAAACCACTTTCTTGGATGCCTTTTTTTTTCTTATTTTTAACATATTTTTCAGTGCATCCAACATGCATCATTACTCCAAATGTCATTATTACTGCCACGACAATACCAAAAATTTTATACTTTCTAGGTATATCCTTATAAAGCAACAAAATAGCAGCAAATATCAACATAACTATTACATCTTTTATATGATCGTAGTAGTCTCCAAACTTAGTTTGCATATTATATGTTCTGGCAAAATTACCATCCATGCAATCAAAAAAATAAGATAATGACATCATCATCGCAGATAATTTATAATTTCCTTTAAAATAATAATAATTAAACAACATCCCAGTTATTAATGATAAAGTTGTTATACCATTAGGATTAAATCCTAATTTATAAAAAATAGGGTTCAACTGTTCAGCTATATTTATTAAGATATTATCTATAGGATTCTCATATTTTTCAGGAAGTTTTCTAGAAGTCATTTATATATACTTATAAATTAATACTATCTTTCAGCATTAGTCTATCTAACTTATACCCAAATACTCCAACATACATTAAAAATAATAAAAATATTGGATCAATATTATTTCTAAATCGTTTATTATAAGCAACATCGGCGGTAAGTATACCTAAATTTGTCAACATTATAGTCTGTAGATACTGATTTTGATTCATTCTTTACTATTTATATTTAGGAAGGGGTTTTATTTATAGATTTTTAACTTAGATTTTTAGATATTTCGCAAAATAATTTCCTATTACATCGAAGCCTTTCTTATAATAAAACTCTTGAGCATTTACCCTACTACATAATCCTATCTTTTTACATCCATTATCTCGGCAAAAATCTATAGAATAATTTACTAACATTCCACCATAGCCTTTATTTCTATAAGATTTATCAACAACTAAGTCTTCTATATGTCCTAATTTATCACCCATATAAATGAATTTAGATTCCAATAAGACTGTTATTGTTCCAACTATAATACCATCATCTTCTATTACAAATATATTATGTCTAATATCATTACTAATATCTTCGAAAATGTTATTAAATATTTCCTGATCATATCTTATTATAGGTTTTAATTGATTTAAAAGTTCTAGATATCTTTTATTATAATCGGTTTTTTGGAGTTTTCTAATGGACATTATCCTAATATTGTATATTAAAATAATATAGTTTTAATATAAAATATTTACAGGGTTTTTATTTAATAATACCTTCTTTTCTTAATTGTTTTGCTCTTGCCCCATTAGTTTTTATACACTTACCTGTTAATGGATTTAATACCTTCCCCTTTGGACACTTTATTTCATCTGGAGATTGATTATCTATTCTATTTTTACATCCTTCTCCTTTGACCCAAATACAATGAGATTGTTCTCCACATTTGGGATTAACAGTTTTTTTCAGTTCAACACATATCATTTCAGGAGAACCTACTTCTTGTTGTATAATACCACTATCTTCTGATAAATTTCTAAATTTTTCTTCACTAAGTATCATTTCCTTAATTGTATTAAAATGTTCATATGCTTCTGATGGCAAATATCTATCTTTTTGACCTGATATACACATACGGTGAATAAGCTTATTTATTTCTTTGAGAATATTTGGATAATCATTCGTTCTACTACAAAACTTGTCATCCTCATAAACATACGGCATGAATACAAACCCTAAAAATCCGCTCCAAATCATTAAAATATTTATTCCTAATCCAAAAACATCACTTTTAATCTTGATATCTTTAACCCGTTTTTTACCATTATTTTTTTTAGCATTCAATATAAAATTAACATGTTCCTCTATATTAATACTTGTGTATGGATTTTCTATACTCGATAAATTATCTGCCATATTTTCAGATACAACTGTTGAGGCATATGATTTATCATAACTTCTGATTAAAGCTTTAGCTACATATGTCATTATTTTATCTTTAGAATACCCATGCCTGTATGATTTTACGATAAACTCTATAATGTAATCTGAATAAACAAACATTTCGGGAGGATTTACAAAATAAAAATTATCTTCAAAATTTGTCCAACTATTATGTGTTTTTCCTCTTCCCCAATCAATATATCTAACATCATATTTGTCTCCTAATGGTCTTGCTACAATATTCTGATTTTTGATATCTCTATGAGAATAGTTGCTATCATTCATTTCAACAAGCCCAATAAACAAGTTCTCCATCGAATAAAATAAAGTTATAAACTCAATTTCCCTCATTTTCATTATTTCAGCCTTACTTTTAGTACTTTTTAAATTTATCATTCTATAGTCAAATTCGTCTAACATATCTAGCAAACTCAAGCCTCCATCTTCCTGTTCTAATATAACTAAATCTTTCAAATTATTATTACCTTGTCTGTCATGTTTATAAATACTACAATCACTAAACATCCTATCATTTGATACATTGGGTTTAGCAGGTGAATTACAAAATTTAGGCTTAGAATAATGGTATAAAAAATTATTATCTATTCTATCAATTATATCATATTCTTTCATCTCATCGATAGCATCTTGTCTTTTCATCAATTTCGACACATTTACATGGGAACGCTCTTGCCCTACACACTTCAATGATGGGTCTTTATATACACATCCATATGAACCTCTCGCTATAAATTTACCTCCTCTAAGATTATTAATCATTATTAATATAAATTAATATTTTTTAAATTCCACAACCCAATTACCACGCTCATTATAAATTTTAATATCATAAATTAATTCTTTAAAATTATTCATTAGTTTTTGAATCATATCTTTACTAAATACGTAATAATATCGTTGAAATACCTTACCATCCCTTTTTCTCATCCATTTTACATAGTTGGAACCTTTTTTAAAGTCTCTTTTTATTTTTTCACCTTCTTGATTCTCTACTGACCAAACGGAAAAAATCCCATGACCACCATGTTTCAGACTTCTAATCATTTCACTTATAGCTATAACTCTATGTTCGTCACTCGCCATATGATGATATACAGCAATTGACATAGCATAATCATAATAGTTAGATTGGCATGGAATACACAAACAATTACCAAGTCTAACACTTAGACCATTTTTTCGACATATATTCACAAAATTTGAACAATTATCAAATCCTTCAAGTGTTAAATTAGTATTATATCTCATATTCTTCCCATTACCACATCCAATATCTATACCTTTCATGTGTGTGTCCTTGCTATTCAAAAAACTTTTTACAAAATCCCAGATACAAAATCTGGTATCTGAAAAATGCTCCGAAATATTACTATATACGGCATAAACATGGTCTTGTTCAATAGATGACATTTTTTTTTACCTAAATTTATTTTAATTAATAAACAAATTTAAATAATATATTAAAGATTTACTGTAAGTTAATACTATATTATCTAAAAATGAATAAACTTTTCAATAGATTTTTAATTAATTTTCCTAAGAATACAGTATTTGGTTGGGGAGCAAAGATAGATAAAATAGATACAATGAAAGTATTAGGTATTTCTTATCATAAACGCAAATATATGATTTTTAATAATAAGCATCCATATGTATTAAAAATAAAATACCTGGATATTGAAAAAAATAATATGCATCACTACAGTTTAAATGGTAATCCGTCAATATATATTACACCACTTACAAAACCTAATATTATTACGTTTGACAGTAGTCATATATGTGATACAAATTATGTTGTAATATCTAGAAGATTCGAAAATGAGAACACGTGTAAGCATTTTATAAATGATCTAAAATTAAATATTGACAATATTAATAATACCATAGATATATTATTATCTCAACACTATATCAAAAAATAATTCTAATTATCTAAAGATTTTTTATATTTATAATTTATATGAAAAATATTTTAGACAATATACAATCTGGATATAGTTTATACAATAAAAACTATCAATTTATTGGAAAAACTGGTGAGTTTAAAATGATGAATGCGGATAGAACTCTTAGATGGCTACAATTGACTAACGATTCTAAGAATCAGTGGATTTATGGTAATATCACCAGGTCTTATAAGAGAGGTTTCATATTGGAAAACTTAGTCATAAAGGAAAACTAAAAATTTGATGAAAAAATCCAAAATTGAGTTAGATTAAAACACATTCTAAATATGCCACATAAAGATCAAAGTCAATCACGTCGTTCCAAAAAAAGAGATTCTAAATTTAATAATGGAGGTAAATCTATATATAGTTCAAAACATAATCGTCTATTTGAAAATAGAGGTCCTGGTAAAAATAATAAAAACACAAATAAGAAGGTAGTTAGTTAGATAATATTTTTTTATTATACTCTACTTCGAATAATGATTTAACTACCTCGTTTTCAAACATTATTTCAGGGGGATTTTCCCAGTCACTAAATGGTTTAGCATTAGAGGTAGACTTTTCTGATCCTAATAATGAATGAAGAGCACTTATTCTTCTCTCAATTGTTGATAATTTACGTGATTGTTTTCTTGTCAAATATTTCCATTTCCATTCAAATTGTAACGCTGCTGACCAATCTGGAAAATTTTTAACATAGCATACAGGAGACCAAGTTTCACCCTTTTTCACCCTTATACTGGTAGCCTTAGCACCGCCTTTCAACTCTCTATTATGTTGTCTGACTCGTCTTTCGAGATTAACAGTTGCTCCTACATATGTAGCATTTCCAGTAGATAGTAATAAATATACATAAGACATTATATATATATTTACTACATAATTATTTATATAGTTATTAATTAATTTATGGATCCTAAAATATTTAGTTTTCCAATAAAAATTTTCAGGAATAGTTTGTACATTTATAAAAAAACCCCCCCCCCTCAAACAAGTAAGGAATTTACTTAAGGAATTTCCCTGAATCCAAAAAAGCTCCTAAATTCGATGAAAATCGACACTCATTAACCTAATAAAGTATTACCTATTTATTATAAATTACTTGCGCAAGTAATTGCTATGGTATCATGCTTTTTTTATAAGGAATTTTAAGGAATTTAAGAGGTTTTTCTTGTAATTAAGGAATTATATAAAATAAATATATCTCAGGATAAAAAGATAATAATAAACAATATTTTTGAAACAATATATATCATTTAGGTATTAACACCTGCTGATTCTGGAGGTTAAGGTCATGACTAAATTTTAGCAAAACAGTGTTTTTAGGAACAATATGATGTCATGCTTTTTTGCGTCAACCTTTTGTCAACTAATAAGGAATTTTTGTCAACTTTTGTCAACCCTGCGTCAACCCTGCGTCAACCCTTAAGGAATTTCCCTAATTTTCTCATATTTTATTAATATTTTAATGATATAATTCATCATTAAACCTCCAGATGTAGATATATTCTTATTCTTAATATAAATTATGGTGTCATGCTTTTTATAAGGAATTTTTATTAAATACTTAAAGTTTTTATTTTATAATATAATAAATGGTTTTATATGTCTGTCCAAGATGTCAATATTCTTCTAAACTCAGAAATGATCTTAGAAGACATTTTAAACGTAAAAAGCCATGTAAGGTTCTGTTTAAAAATATAGATATTCATACATGTATCAAGATGATATTGGGTGAAGAATCTAAGCCCAAATCTATTAAAAATACTGTTGAAAATATAGACGTCAATTCAAATATTCAACATATATCTGCTAATAGTTATCAAAGTTCAAGTGAAAGCTCATTAGATAATGATTTCTACGAATGTAAATATTGTGAAAAAATGTTTAATAATCGACAAGCTAGACATAAGCATCAACTTAGGTGCGAACATAAACTGAAACATTATTTCACTAAGGAAGAAGTAGCTCAAAAATTGGCAGAAAAAGACATTCTTATCAATGAACTGAGACATCAGATTGGTTCATTACTTGAAAAAGTAGGAGATACTTACAATACAAATACATATAATATAGTCATAAATCCATTTGGAAAAGAAAATACTAGTTATATCACCGCAGATTACGTTAATAATTTAATAAATAGTGGACCATATAATAGTATTCCCAAATTAATTAAATATATTCATTTTCACCCAGAGCATAAGGAAAATCATAATGTTAAAATACCTAATAAAAAGCAGTCTTATGCTCAGATTTATAATGGTTCTAAATGGGAATATCAATCTAAACGGGAAACTATCGAAAAGATGTCTGACAGAGCATATGCTATCCTGAATAAGCATTATATTGGAGGTAATCAGCATATGCATAAATTTAAATCTAATTTTGATGATAATAGTCCTGAATTATCTAAAAGACTTATCAAAAATATTGAACTTACAATTCTTAATCATCAAGAAATGATAGTAAATAAATAATTAAATAAAATATAATTTAGTTATTTATAGTTTGCATAATCCTAATACATTAAAATCAGTTTCACCCGAATCTATTTCATCTTTATAACCTCTATGATTTCCTATATGTCTTGTGTTAGTATCTTTATCTATGAAGTCATAACAATAATGAGTATGACCACTTAAACATATCAAATTATTTGGATGTGTAATAGGTAAATCATTCGCAAATATTGTTTTAAATTTTTCACTATCCCATTTAGGAGATGATGTTCCCTTTATAATACTTGGATAGTGTGTAATCAGCACTGTTTTTCTGGAAAAATCTATATTATCCAGGATCCATTTTTTATCAATTGAATTCATTTCATTGAATATTTGCTTAGTAATAGGTGTAATGATATTATTTTTTTTATAATGAATTCTATTTAAACAATTAACATAATTTCTATCACATTCATCTGGATAGTTACCCCATAAAGTACATCCCATAAATTGTATATCTTTATAAATTTCACAGGATTTATCTAATAATGTTACATTACTATAATCTTCAAAAAATAAATGATATTTAGCTCTTAATTCTCTATATGTATATTTATCGCTATAATATTCGTGATTTCCTAATATAATAAAGGTTTTTTTCCAGTTATTACTAACATAATCAATAAAAAATTTATAACTTGGCAGATGTATTTGTCCTATATCTCCTGCTAATATTAAAATATCGCTTTTAGATTCGAAATTTAAATTTGACTTTAAGTATTCTAAATGTAAATCAGAATATAATTGTATAATCATTATTGTTAATAATAAATAAACCTTTATGTAATTAATAACCAAGTTTCTCAGCTTCTATAAATTCTTCAACATCAAGGAGATTTCTTACCGGTTCTAATAACTCAATTAAAAATTTTGAAATAAATGTTTTTAAGTCTACAGGATGGATATTACCAGCCACAATATTTTTGACAACATCGTCATAGTCATCACATTCTATATTACCACCATATTGTATTGGTCTATTAAATGTAATTTTCGATTGTCTAGATATAATTATTTTATAAACTACTTTTTGAAAGAATTGAAACAATCCTGTATCTACACTTGCTTCTGGGCAAAAAGCCTTCCCAATTTTCTTTTTTATCTGTTTAGGAGTATCTATAAGATCAATTTTAGTATTAATTTCACTACTACTCATTTTATCTCCTGAATCTTCACCGAAAGATTTAATCATAGGATTCATAAGATGAGCACGTTTCTTATATCCCATAATAGGTAAATACTTATCAGCCATCATAAATATTTTCCTCTGATCAATTCCTCCAAATTGACAATCACAATCCAGATATTCTTCATCAAGAACCTGTAATCCTGGATATAACAATGACGCCATTTTAGGATTTTTACTTTGTTTAACTACCTCAGCTCCTGCCTTAGTAGCGTCTCTTAAAGATGTTTTAGACATTAGTCTATACATATCCATTGTATATTTGGGAGATAGCTGATATTCGGTCCCCCTTACGAACTTTATTTTATTATCAATAGTATCTTTTGAAACACCTAGAGCACATAGAGTTTCTTTTATTAGCATTGTATAATATTTAACTCTATATTCTAGTTGTTTTTCTGTTGATTTCAATGAGTCTAGATAAGCATGTAAATCCGCAAATAATATAGTAACAACACAATTCGCATCTAAAAAGTCTTTAATTTTTAATAGTGGCATTATATAACCTATATGAGGCTTACCTGTAGTAGCTGTTCCCCAGTATAATTTTAAGTCTCTATCTTCTAGAATTAATTTAATACTGTCTTCTCCAATAACTTCTTCTAAATCTTTAGCAATCATGTTATATTTATCACTAGTTGATAGTTCCATTTTAATTAATTCATGATTTATTCTTAAATATATATATAATTTTTACTTAAATAGGTAACTATTATATTAATAAAATGGGAAGTCATTTAGACAGAGATGATATAGAATTTCTAATGGAGGGTATGGAACCAAAAGGTATTATTATTGGAGGCATATTTGCTACAATTTTATCAGCTTTTTTTTTATATAATTTAGTTTAATTAAGTTTATTTTTTATTTAAAATTACTTGTATATATTTAAATAAATGAAAGTCGCAATTACTAGTCCTAAAATTGAAATGTTATATAATAATGGCGTTAGGTTTAATACAATATTATGGTATGATTTTTTCACAAACTGTGGATTTGATGTATCATTTGTAACTAATGAAGACATTAATCCAGATGACCCAGTTCATAAAAACTATAAATTTTTGAATTATATGAATTTATGGGATATTAAAGATAAAAAGAGTAAGCTAAAGGATAATTACAAGGAATCATACCCGGAACTATTCGATTTTGATGTGGTATTTAATATTGGCATGTATGATCAACCATATTTTGATATATTAAAAAAACACAATATTAAACTAATATATGTTATGCTTGGTAGTAATTACCATAATGATGTTCATAGTATAATAGATGACCGCTTTGAAACAGGGAAACATACTTTTTGCTTTGATGAAATATGGATAAGTCCACATTTTAAATATTGTCAAGAATACTATAAAATTAGATATAATACACCTAATGTATTTTTATGTCCCTATTTTTGGAGAGAAGATATGTTTGTTCAAGAAAAAGTTATTGATAAAATACTGAAAGATACAAATGAATTAAAAGTAGCAATAGTAGAACCTAATATTGAACAGGCCAAAAATTGCTTAATTCCTATAGCTATATGTGAGAAAGCAGGTAAATATATTAAAAAGGTTAAAGTATTTAATACTGTTAAATTTAAAGATTATAGCTTTTTCAAATCTTTCCTCCTAAATACAAACATTTGTAAAGATGGTAAATTAACCGTTGAGGGAAGACATCCATTACCAATGATATTATCAGAATATTGTAATTGTGTAGTATCTTATGTGGAAGACTGTGACCTAAATTATGTATTTCTTGAATGCTTTTATCTTGGAGTTCCACTTATTCATAATTCTCCTATGTTAAAAGAATATGGTTATTATTATCCCAGACTCGATGTTTCAAGAGGGGCAGAACAAATTATTAAAGTATTAGCACATCATAATAGAGAAGAATATATTAAAAAACATAAGCCTCTTATTGAAAAATATTCTGTAACTAATCCACTATATATAGCATGGACAAAGGCCAGATTAAATGGCGAAATCAATTTTGATTGTGAATTCAAATAGATATTATATAAGTTATTTTATATAAAATTTATTCAACATACTGATTTTTTTCTATTTTATCTTTTAAACTATTTATTCCATCAACTGACATATTTAATTTATCTTTTTTTGATGTTTTATCTAAAAGTTCAACAGCCTTTTTGGTATCTCCTGATTTAATAGCATCCGCAATTTCTTTATTATCTTTAATAGCATCTATAAGTTCATTGGCTTTGTCAGGGTCATTCATAGCTTCTGGATTATTATCTATAATATTTTTCATAATTTCTTCATTTGAAATTGTATCATCCAATTGCTGTAACTCTTTTTTAGATAAATCTTTATTACCCATATAGGATTTAAGAATATTCGCATGAATTCTTCCAGAATGTTCTTTTGATTCTTTTTTATAAAAAGTAACCACCTGATTTAAATCATTTTCATAGTCAGAGTCACCACCTTCAATTTTTTTTAGCTCTCGCATATAGGATTTATTGTCTAAATAGTAAAAAATTTTAAATAATACACCGAAATCTACAGTATTAAGTGTCAATATAGTTGAAATAATTGTTGTTATTGTAGTAGATATTGCCAAATAAAATCGTTCATCTTTCAGAGCTCTGAATATAATGATCATATTAATAAATCCACCTGCCACTGGTGTAGATGCTAAAATAAATAGTAATAAATAAACCCAATCTAATTCTTTTGTATAATCAAACCAGTTTATTTTAAAAGTAAATAATTCGGACAAATATTCAAAAATATTACTTATAATGAAGAAAAATATTTTAGGATCTAATAATTTGATAAATATTAATGGTAAATTATTTAAACATACATTCATTGAACTATCATCCATTTTTTCTTGAATTTCATTCACCTTTTCAAGTTCTCCACCTTTTAAATTTTTCATTTGAATCAAATCTAGTATATTTTTTACTTGTTCTTTAGACAAAATATGTTTATATTTTTTTGATAATTTCTTATATGCTTCAGATGATTTATTACTTGAAAAGTTCTTAACAAAATCTTTAACATATCTAGATAATTCATATAGTCTTTCTATGATAATTTCTTTATTATCATCGACAAATGCTTTATCATTATTATCTAAATTTGTAGAAATAATATTTAATAATGTTGAATAGTTATAGTTAGATTCCATATTAATATATGATAATATATATTTTTGTAATTAATATTTAATGTGTTAGTAATTTAATAAAAATTATTATAGGAACTTATAATATAATGGTAAAAACTATATACGTTAGTAAAGTTATGTCAGATGATGAAATATCTGATAAAGAAGGTGAGTATTTTGATGAAAATACATATAATATGATATTAGATGAGGATGTAGATGTCTATAGAAAAGAAGATGGAAAATTATTATTAAAACTAAGAAAAAATTGTATAGATCAAAATATATGTAATAACGCGGTAGGTTCATTGAAAGATGCAGCTAAAAAGAAACATGAAAATCGAGGTGCTTCCGCAGGTGTATTAGATAGAGATAAGATGGCTAACTATATTGGTGAATTTGTTAAGCCAGGAAAATTCAGAACACGTTTTAAATCCAGTGTTAGTGGTAAATTTAGTAAACAGGCGACATCAAACTTGTCTCCATCTAATATAATTGGATACTACGATAAACCAGATAGAAATTTAAAAGGTAAAGGTGCGCCATGTAGATTAACTGCTTTTAATAGAGATTATCCTGAGTTATGGGATAAAACATTACCATTTTTACAAAGGTGCGATGAGATGTTTAAACAACTAACTCCTGAACAATACAAGTTACAATACGACAGAGCAAATGAAACTTCAGACTTTGCAATAGATGGAACCGCATTTTCAACAGTAACTATCAATTATTCTTGGCGAACCGCGCTTCATAGAGATGCGGGTGATTTTGACAAAGGATTTGGAAATTTAATAGTATTGAAAGACAATACAAATGATAACGATTATGTAGGTTGTTATACAGGATTTCCTCAATATGGTGTTGCCGCTAATATAAGACAAGGAGATTTTGTAGCAATGGATGTACATGAATGGCATTGTAATACTGAGTTTTATCCAGTAAATGAGGGGGTAACAGGGAAATGGAATAAAACAGAACTAAAAAATGGTTGGTATTATAACAGATTATCTGTAGTCTGCTATTTAAGAGAGAATATGCTAAGATGTAAAAATATGGCAACTAATCGTATTCAATTATTAAATAGGAATAATACTAAAAATCCTGTTTTTACAATCACTAAAAAATATCCTATAACAAATGAAGTAGCCCAGTTTTTAAATATTAGCGAAGACTTAAGAGAAGATCTAGAAGAATTTATATTAGGGGATACTAAAGATTCCAATCAATTTAATGAATTAATATCTAATTATTTTGGATATACAGGATATTATATAACAGATTTTATAGATGAATTAGAAGATGAATTTATTGATACATTTATAAGCGAGTTGGGTATATATTTATCCCTAAATGAGAATGTTCAATATGGTTCAATGAAAATAGACGCAAATACAATTAATATTTTAAATAAAGTAGCTTCGCAATTATAATAAATATAAAATATTTTTTTATATAAATTATGTATAATACTATCCTTATTACAGGAGGTTCTGGATTTATTGGTAGTAATTTATGTCGAAAATTACTTGAAAATGGCGATAATAGAATAATTTGTATAGATAATTTTTATTCTAGTTCTATAGATAATATATTAGACTTATTACCTAATAGTAATTTTACTTTTATAGAAAAAGATATAAATGATAAATCAATACTAGATATTTCTATTAATAATATTGATGAAATTTATCACTTGGCATGTCCAGCATCGCCTAAATTATATCAAAAAGAACCAATATATACATTGGATACAAACTATATTGGTACTAAAAATATTCTTGAATTAGCCAGAATACATAATTCTAAGATATTATTAGCATCTACTTCCGAGATTTATGGAGATCCTCTTGTAGATGAACAATGTGAAGAATACTGGGGAAATGTTAATTCATATGGACCCCGATCTTGTTACGATGAAGGCAAGAGAATTGCCGAAACATTATTTAGAGAGTATCATATGAAATATAATCTAAGAACTAGAATAGTAAGAATTTTTAATACTTATGGACCACATATGAATAAAAATGATGGGAGAGTAGTAAGTAATTTTATTAATCAAGCATTGGAGAACAAATTTATAACCTTATATGGTGATGGATTACAAACAAGGTCTTTTTGTTATATTACCGACCTTTTATCAGGTATAATTCTTCTAATGGCATCAGATATAAATGAACCAGTCAATATTGGAAATCCCAATGAAATGACAATGATAGATTTAGCAGAACAAATTATAGAATTAACTAATAGTCATTCAAAAATTATATATTTACATTTACCCAAAGATGACCCTAAAAAAAGAAAACCATCTATTATAAAAGCTCAAGATAATTTAAATTGGAAGCCCAATATTAATATAAGAACAGGTCTCATTAATACAATTAATTATTATAGATATTTAGTCTAATAATTTATCTGAATTTTTATGTTTTACCTCGGTTATATCCTCATATTCAAGATCAAAATATTGAAGCCCACACATATCCAAAAAATTTTTGTATATTTGTAGCCCATTACCATATTTACTGAATTCTGGATGAAATTGTAGTCCATAGATTTTTTTAAATTTATGTTTTATAGCATATATGACACCATTTAAATCTCTTCCTATACACTTGAAATAAATAGGCACATCTTTTATGTAATCATAATGAGCATTATACATATATGCTTGAGAATCTATTCCTTTAAATAATGGATCCCATAAAAATCTCACCTGTTTATGTCCCGAAACGATTTTTTTAAAACTACATATTTCGCTCTGATATGTTGCTGATATAATCTGATGACCAAAACATATTCCTAAAATGGGAATATTAAGTTCAATTATTGGTAAAATATTATCAAGTATTTTATGGAGACACTGTTTCTCTCTAACTCTTAACTCACTTCCCCCTAATATTACTCCTTTTATTAAATGTTTATTTTCGGATAAGATTTTATTCATTTCGTCTTTTTCGTTGACAATAATAGTATCAGATTCTGGACATAGGGTTATTAATATTTTTTTTATTTTATTAGTCCAGGATACTTTATTAATAGGTTTTTCTGAATTGTTAATTATTATTATCATAGTTATTATATAAAATGAAAAAAAATTATACTTCAATTAAATATATATAAAGATATATTAGGTTTATAACTCATAATAATGAACCTAGATATGGAAGTAAGAGCTCAAGACGATTTTGATAGTCATGTTAATAATAAATGGAAATCATCAAATGATATACCTGATAAGTATCCAAGATTTACTAATTTCACAGTTTTAAGTGAAAAAATGGAGGATATTATGAAAGATATGGTAACAAATAAGGATAATAGCTTAATTAACAATATTTATAATCTTTATTTGAACCAAACTGATTCTCAATTTAAAAAACATGTTTCTGATATAATGTCTTCTATAACCAATACTGATAATAGACAAACATTACTTGAAAATATATTAAAAGAAATATCTAATGGATCATATTATTTATTACATATATGTTTTTCAGCAACATGTAGAAATCCTAAATTTCAGATACCTAATTTTAATCTGAGTTGTATTAGTCTTCCTGATAAATCTTACTATACAGATAAGAAAGAATTAAGACCTGATTTTGAGGAAATGATAACCAATATATTTTCGGAGTTAAATATAGATACTAATAATGTAAAAGATATATGGGATATTGAATCCTTTATAGCTGAAAAACATTATACAAAAGCTGAAAAAAGAGATCCTCTAAAAACCTATCATCCAATGACATTGAAAAATTTTATATCTTTAACAAGTGGTAAATTCAAAATTCTTAACGATATACTTCCAAAAGATGTATATGATATATCTATTAATAATGATGAAATGCCTGGTAGAATAGCAGAATGTTTTGATAAATATGATATTGAAAGTCTAAAATCTTGGATTAATTGGAAAATAGTTAGTAGTTATGTTTCAAGTAGTATTCACAAGTGCTATGACATTCATTTTAGATTTTATAAACAAAAATTGAGTGGTATAAAAGCCGCCAGACCATTAGAAGAAAGAGCTGTTTTATTCACCAAAGGTTATTTAGGCGATGAGTTTAGTAAAATATATGTAGATAAACATGCGGATCCTAAATTGTCTACTGAATTTCCTATATTTGTTAAAAAACTAAGAGCATCTGTAAAACATAAATTACTTAGTTCAGATTGGATGGAATCAAATACAAAAGCTAAAGCCATTGAAAAGCTAGATGGAATGGTATTAAAAGTAGTAGGACCAAGTAAATATGAAGATTTATCTATCTTTGATAAAAATTATGGGTCTATATTTCAATTCATAGATGAGTATTATAAATGGGATTGGGATGAACTAGAAATAAACAGAAAAATGTATAAACTACATGATCCTGAATCTTGGGAAATGGATTCGGTCGATATTAATGCTTATTATCATCCATATTATAATGAAATTGTTTTTCCAGCAGCCATATTACAAGCACCTTTTTATAGTTCAGAATATAGTTTTGGTGAGAATGCGGGAGGTATAGGTGCTGTTATTGCTCATGAAATAACCCATGGATTTGACGACGAAGGGTCAAAATATGATAATGAAGGGTATCTTCATGGTTGGTGGTCTGAACTCGATAGAAAAACATATGAAGGTATTATTTCACCAATGGAAACCTATTTTAATGGTCTTAGTTATAATGAAAAAACTTTAAATGGAAGATTAACTCAAGGTGAAAATCTAGCTGATTTAGGAGGTATGAAATGTGCTCTTGCTGCTTGTGAAGATGATAGTGAAAAACGAAAATGTATATATGCGTGGGCTAAAACTTGGAGAGCTAACTTACGTGATGAATATGCTGACCAAATGATTATTGTAGACCCACATAGTCTCCCAAGATTTAGAATAAATGGTATTTTACCCCATATTGAGGATTTTTATAGACTATTTGATGTTACTAAAGAAGATAAAATGTTTTTAGAAAAAGATAAAAGGTGTAGATTATATGATTAGGATAAAGTATTATATTAACTTAAACATACATCTCAATATTGATATATTATGAAAACACTTTTTATTATATTATTTATAAGCTTTCTATCATTTACTAATTGTGTAGATATAGATTATTCTGGAGCCTCTATGAGTGAGGCTACGATTATACAAGATGTAAATAATAAAATCTATTTTTATGGACCTGTTTCACAAAGAAGTAGTTTTGAATTAAAAAATAAAATAGAAGAAGCGGATACTCAATCACAGTTAATATCACAGCAATATGATATAGATCCACCGCCTATACATTTACATATTCAAAGTGAAGGAGGAAGTCTATTTCATAGTTTCTATATTATTGATTTAATTAAGACTTTAAAAACACCAGTTTATACATATATTGACGGTTTTGCTGCTAGTGCAGCTACTTTAATAAGTGTAGCTGGTAAAAAAAGATATATAAGTCATAATTCACTAATGTTGATTCACCAATTAAGTGGTTCTGAATCAGGCAAGTTTGAAGAACTTAAGGATCAGTTTAACAATCTACAGGGATTAATGGATATTATCAAAAAAATTTATCTTGAAAATACTAAGATACCCAAAGAACATCTAGAATCTTTATTAAAACAGGATATTTGGTTAGATTCGGTAAAATGTCTTCAATATGGTCTAGTAGATAAAATATTAAAATAACTATTTATAAAAAATTTTTATATAAATGGTTTCTTATGTTATATTAAATGAATAAATATGCTGTTATTGTAGGAATTGAATATAAGAATTTAAAAGAAAAAATACCCAATATATTATCTAGAATATATGATATTCGAAAAAAACTCGTTGATAATGAAGGATATATTTATAGAAATATAACCATACTTACAGATACAAATACTGGCAAAGGAGCATTTTATGAAAGCTTATATAAACCTACAAAGGTTCATATTTTCAGGGAAATAGAAAGGATTTGTAAAAAATCATATTCATTCATTGATAATTTTGAATTTAAATTTTTTTATATAGGACATGGGCGTAATATATACCATTCAATTAATCATTCGAATGATGAATGTATAGTTCCTATTTGTGGTAATATTATAATAACTGATGAGATTGAACATATATTAAGAGCATTTAATACAAATAGTAATATTGAGGTCATATTGGACAATCACTTATGCATGAACCGGTTTAAATTTTTAAATAATTATCACGATAGTATTATATTAGATCGGAAAGAGAAACCATTTATAAAAGTGTATTCACAAGTTTATATGAATGAACTTAGTAATAATGAATTTATCAATATGATTAATCTTAATGGAAATATTATAGAGCAATACTGGGAAAATAAAAATATGATAAAAAATATATTTAAAAATTAGCTAATTTATTGTTTGCTAAGAGTCATTATATTCCTATTTTCTGGTTTAACATATTTCATATCTAAGAATTTGAATATATCTTCTTCAGATTCAAATTCATCTTTACCTATTTTATCCTGTATTATTTCGGAATCAATTCTGACTTTAGTGTTTTTATCTGACAGACAATACTCGTTCATGGAATATCCAAGTTTAAGAGCCTCAGCTCTCATTTTTGAATTGAATCCACCCGAACCAGTAAAATACAGGACGGCAAATGGAAAATCTAATGGTGAAGTATCAATAATATCCAAGTGTCTCGCTTTATGAAAACCTTCAGATTCTAGCTTAACTACTCCCATAAATTTCTTTTTTCCCGATGCCATGGTTGCTTTAATAATACCTTGTTTAGTTAGCTCTTTAATTAATAGTTTCCTAAGTTTAGATGAATCTTCTGTTTTAGACGTGATCATTAGGTCTATATCTCCAGATGTAGGCAAACCCCTTCTATAAGAACCATTAATAGACATTATAATTGATGATGAAATACTACTACATATAGACTTAAGTTTGATATTATAAGCATCTACCTCATTTCTAGGAATTCTTTCTTGTAGGTCATCAAAATATTTTAATCCTATTGCCTGCTTACCATGTATAATATCAGCTTGAATTTTAAATTTGGCCTTTAGCTTATCAACTGTATCAATTTCATGTTTTTCCCAGAGTTCATTTGCTTTAGCAGGCCCTATTCCATATACTTTACATAAATTAATAACAGCTCTAACTTTAGGATCTTTGAGGGCTTCTTCGGCTTCCGTCATTTTACCTGTTTCAAACAATTCTGTTAATTTAGATATAATTTTAGCTGGATTTTTCTTACCATTACTTTTAAAATGTGCTTCCATTTGTGACATATCCTCGCAATGTGTTCCATCCCATTTCTCTAGGATTTTAATAGCATCATTGTAGTGACGTATTCTAAATGATGCGTTTTTATTTCTTTCACTAGTTATTTTATGAATAATAAGTTTAAACAAGCTAATAGCTGTTCCTATTTCGAAGTTAGAGTTCATTGATAATATGCTTAATGATATTTTTAAATATTTATCATCAATATTTTTTGTATTGATAATTGACATTCTATCGATGTAGTTAATATCTTAATATAGGACAAAGTTTATGTCAAATTTTTTATATTGGTTAGTAAGATATGAAAAACATAACTTATATCCAACTATAAACTTACAACATCCAACTCAAAAAAAAAATTTGATGAAAAAAATCTGAGGGGTATTTAGATTATACAAATTGAATACAGATATTTCAACATGATTTCCACAAGCAATTCTACTCAGATTACTACAATTAACACTACTGACGAAACCGCTCAGCTTAAGATTAGCTCAGATAGGGCAGTCCAAGCCACAGATATCTATTACGAATGCTGTAAGCAACTGGCTCAGCATCTTGCTGAAAATACCGAAACATATGGAGAAGTAGATTTCGACGAACTGGTAAAGACTATTCCTGAACCAAGTTTCCTAATCGACGATACTATTAAGAAGACCAAGAAAGCTAAGAAAGCCAAAGCTGTGAAGAAGACGTTCACTCTGGAAAATTGGAAGGATTGTGATGATAAGGAACTTCTAAAGAAGAGTTTTAAGACTAAGGATTTTAAGGATATTCTATCAGCTAATAGTCTCCCAATTTCCGGAAATAAGAGCGAACTACACGCAAGAGTATGGGGAATTACTCATCCTGATGAGGCACCTGAACTTCCTAAGAAGAAGTCTAAGGGGCGTAAGAAGAAGAGCAATTCGAAGAAGGTAGATACTACATCTGTAGATGATAGCGACGACGAAACGGTTAGCAGTAGTGGAACTTCAAAAGATGATGTTCAATCTATGCTAGATAATCGCACTAGTATTCATGTTGACAGCGATGGATTTATTACAACTGAAACAAAGGGAAACAAGGAATATAAGCTTGTTAAGGAAAAGGGTTGGGTTTTTAAGGAGTCCGACGAGGAGTTTGAGTTTGCTGGTATCCTAAAGGATGTTAATGATAATAAACAACTAAGTCCTTGCGAGGCTCCATCTGAACTTATGGAGCTATTTGGAGAAGAGTAATTAAATTTGATTAAATATCTTAAAATTTTTTTTAAGTTTTGATTATGATGATTTATGTGTTATTTTATCAAACTAATTTCCCAACTTTACGGAGAGATTTGATGATACTAAATGTTCCATAAGTAAGGAAAGAATATGTAAGTTTTTTAGTGTAATTGAATATTTTCCATTTAGTTAGTGCTATAAAGGGGTTGAAAAAATTTGATTGAGATTTTGCACCCACTATTGGTTTTATTCTTTTTTGTTTTGTATCGCCACAATTCAATTTCATCATACCAACTAATCCCAACAACACGACTATGAGTTCTAGCAACACAGACAATGCTTTTGAATTAGCAAAGACTACTATGTCTCAAACTCGTTTTACTTTAAAAGATTTCCAAGAAATAGGTGTAAGATGGATGATTGACAATGAACTGAACTCCACTTATAAAGGTGGTATTCTTGCCGATGACCCTGGTCTTGGTAAGACTATTCAGACCGCTGGACTTTTAGCGGGTATTCCTAAGAGTAATACTCTTATTATAGTGCCTACATCGGTCATCCATCAGTGGGTTAATACATTATCAGAGATTTTTGGAAAGAACCAAGTTTATCTTCACTACGGAAGTCGCAAATGTAAGTCCAAGGGAAAACTTATTGTTAAGATGTCTAATAAAACTATTTGTGTGACATCTCATGGGGCTTGCTTTACTCCGTCGGCTAAAAAAGGTAGTATTGAAGAGATGATCGAGAGAGATGATATTAATAGTATTAAAACTGTGCTTCATACCTATATGTGGGATAGAGTAATTGTGGATGAAGCACATGTTCTCAGAAACAAGTCAACTAAAATTCACAAAGCGGTCAGTTTGTTCAATTGGTCTCAATGTAATATGTGGGGTCTTACTGGAACACCTGTTCAGAACTCTGAAAATGATATGGTAGGATTAGCCTGTTTTGTAGGTCTTCCTATCAAAACAGCTCATAGTGCACTTGAACAATTTATTAAAACCTATGTAAAGCGCCGCACTAAACAGATATTAATCGATAATAACGAACTTGATGATTACGAAGTTGTTAATCATCACGTTCCATTCATTACATCTGCTGAGCAAGAAGTTTATGAATACATTGAGAGGGACGCTATCAGTGAAATGGTGCGAATTACTGAGGAGACAGATGATGTGTCCGCTTTAAACATGATGTATATGGAACTCCTATTGCGTCTCAGACAGACTGTTTCTCACCCGTCAGTTGTCTTGTCGGCATTTAAGAGGAAGTATGAAGACTTCGACTTCGAGACAGACTTTAATACAACTACAATTTCATCTAAAATTAGTGCTTTGGTAGATAAGGTTAAAAACTCCAGAGGTTATTGTCTTGTATTTGCTCATTTCAGAAAAGAGATGCAACTTGTTAGTAAGTTTTTGGAAAAAGAGGGTATTCAATCAGAGATTTATGATGGTTCACTAAATTTGGAGCAGAGACAAGAAGTCATCAGGAAATTCGACGATGTTCCTGTTAAGAAACGCTTAGTTACCCGAAATGGTTCTCGAAAGTGCGTAGAAAATAAACCCAGAGTTCTGCTGATTCAGATTAAAGCGGGTGGTGTAGGACTTAATCTTCAGCAATTTAACAATGTATTTATTCTATCCCCTGATTGGAATCCAGCAAATGAGATCCAGGCAATAGCGAGAGCTCATCGTTTAGGTCAAAAGGATACTGTCACTGTGCATAAATTCACTGTTGTATATAATGAATTATTTAATGGGGAAAAAAATATAGAGAATCCAGAGAATCCTCAACTAGAAGAAGGCAGCAGTGATAATAATACTGACCCTATTAAACCAAAAACAACTGTTGAAGAACGCATTCTATGTGTTCAAAAAAAGAAACGTTCTCTAATGGTAAGAATGCTTAATGACGAGACTTTGGAATTCAATGAGACGTTTAAAATTAATGGAAAGAAAATAGGTAATAAATTGACACACCAAGATATGAAGTATTTGATTAGTGGTGTTCCAGCGTAACTAATTAGTGATATATGGACTTTAAACTTTAAAAATTTGATTAAATTAATCTTTTTTATTTGTTAGTCATACTCACCATAATTTTGTTAGAATACAAAATGTCTTTACCATCATCAACAAACAAACTCACTGAACTTGAAATTGTAATCCCAAGAGATAAATTTAATGATATGGGCTTTATTTTCAGAAAACTAATGGAAACTTCTCTGGATGTTTTAGATACTATCGCAAAGAATAGTGATAAGAAATTAGCAGATTTGGCCAGAGAGTTTCTTCCTGATCTCAAGAATCTAACGCAGCCAGATATATTTCTTGCGAAATGGGGTCTTACTATGTCAATGTTGAATAGTGATTCTACTACTTCAAATGAATCCGACAATACCAAGGAGACAGTTGGCGTCGAAGATGACGTTGTTTCTACAACCAGCTCTGTATCTAGTAAAAAGAAGAAGATTAAACTTAGTAAAAAGAAAATTAAACTTAGTAAAAAGACTCCAGTTACTAGCGAGGAGAAGCCTGAGGAGGATAAAGTAGTATCTAAAGAACAAGATACTACAGATACTAAACCGATTGTCAAAAAGCTTAAGAAAATTAAGCTATCTAAGCCAAAATCTTCTGCGTCATCGGTGTCATCGGCTTCCACTTCTTCCAATGCTTCGTCGGGAAAGCCTAAAAAGAAGTTGAAATTGAAACTAAAGAAAATGAAGCTTACCACATCTGATTAACTAGAACTTGAAATAATTAAAACTTGAAATAATTAAAACTTATTTTATTTTCAATATAAAATTTGATTAAAATAATTTTCTATAATACATAGAAACCAAAGACTATGTCTTTATGTATCACAACACCAATTCAAATTCTTAACCCTACTAACAGTGGCAGTAAATGTAAAAATCGGTCAAGTTTTAGAAAACGTGTATCCACGATTGTTGTTGATCCCAAAGATAAATTTAAAATATTACTAATCTCAAGTAAAAAAAATCATCAAAAATGGAAACTTCCAGGTGGAGGTATAGAATGTGATGAATCGATTACATCTACTGCTATTCGTGAAACTCTTGAAGAGGCCGGTGTAGATGGAAGAGTTGATAAGTATGTAGGTGATTATGAGAATCCAATTAAAAAAACACTTACATACGTTGTCACTTTGATTTCTGATAATTTATATGATTCATGGGACGAAGATGAAAGAAATAGAGGTTGGTTTAGTCTATATAGTGCTTTTGAAAAATTAGAGTCAGATGACAGAGAAATGCTTTTTGACTATATCTATTCAGTTATTATTTAGGTCCTTAAGTTAATGAGTAAATAAAAAAATTTGATGTAACTTAATTTTTTTTATTTAGAGATATACTTAGATTAATCACTACAGACACAACATGACACACAGACAATTTTCTAACGTTGCAACTGCTATGGATTTTCAAACTACGGCTTTTAATACTACAAATAAAGGTGCTACTCAGTATTCCTTCTCGGGAGCATCTTCGGAAGATATTGTTCAAAATATTAAGGAAAAGATTGTAGTGCTTAACACATCCCTGGTGAGAGGCACTAAATCTACTACCACAGATATTGGGGTTCAATTCGAACCTATTTCACAGCATGTATCGGCGTGTATTCATGCGATTAATCAGCTCCCTGTTACTGAAAGGGCTGAATGGTTTAAGAAACTAATCACTATCCCTGTTTACAAGCGGGATATTCGTGGAACTTACGGTTGTGGTGAAAGAAAACTATCGTATTGGGTTTTTACTCAACTCTTCAATGAAGGTTTTGAGCAGACAGTTCTTGAACTTATGACCGACCTACCAAATTTCGGTTCATGGCTTGACCTCAACAAAATTTATGACGAAGCATATGCAAATCGGCGTGATGGTGACTCGTCCAAGAGGTTCTTCGAAACTATTAGTTCTCACTTCGTAGCAATGTGGGTTAATCAGCTTCGACTTGACAACTATACCTTTAACAAGCTAAAAAACAAAGAACTTTCTACACTAGAGAAGGAAGATAGCACGATTTCTCTATGTGCTAAATGGATTCCAAAGGAAACATCTTCTCTGGCCAAGAGAACTGGAATTCATAAAGTTATTGCGAATTCGCTATTTTCAAAAGGTAGTGGATTTAACAAGCTAAAACAATATAGAAAGCTTGTCGCACCGCTTAACAGCGCAATTAATACTACTGAAAAGCTAATGGCGTCCAAGCAATTTGATCATATTAAGTTCCGACTTGTCCCTGGAAGGTGCCTTAACAAATTCCACAGATGTTGGCTAGATGAAGATAAATCAGGTTCTCGTCGTCATGAGGGCGATCCCGTCAGAGATGCATGTCGCCTTCACTACCAGAAGTTTCTCGAAGATGTAGCTGCTGGAAAGACTACTGCCAAGGGAAAATCTATGTTTGTTCATGAGATTGCTAGGGAAATTAGATCTGTGGTATCTGATGGGTGTTATTTCAGCTATGACCAGCGAAGTGATTCACTTCAATCCTGGAGGACGGCAAACCCAGAAAGATATACACTGCTCAATGCTCAATTTAATGACCATTATGTTGAGATTGTAAAAATTATGACTGAGAATGGCGCAAGTTTTGAAGATACCGTGTTCCAAGCGGATGTATCTGGGTCAATGACTGGCGATCCGCTAGATGTAGCTCTTTCCGTATCTGTCATTGGAGCAACTGCTACGGAGGGGCCCTTTCATAATCGGGTGCTAACTTTTGAGACTCAATCGCGATGGGTAAAACTAGAATATCCTAAGTCTGTTCACGAATATAGCAATTTTGCGGGTTCTAATAACCAAAATTATAACTCAGTAGGTGTTACTAAGTTTCCTATTGGAAGTAAATTTGAACCATCTAGAGTAGGAAAAGAACTAGATTGGATTGAAAAGATTTATGTTCTTCTATGCTCTGGTTGGGGTGGAAGCACAAATATGCTCTCCGCACTTGACCAAATAGTAGCGGTTGCGGAACAATATAGAGTTCCTCTTCCCAAGAGAATTATTACTATCACTGATATGGAGTGGGATAATGCGGATAGTAATAGTTATCGAGGAACTTTTCAGTCGCAGTGTTTTGGAAGAAATTCACAAATTCTATCCAATGGAAATTATAAGACACTACTTCAAAAAATTACACAATGTGTTACCAGTTCAGGTTATGAGATGCCAGAGTTTGTTTGCTGGAATGTAAATGGTAATAACCGTGGAGTCCCTGCTCTTGCTTCAGATAGTAAAGTTCTAATGGTAAGTGGTTTCAGTGTTTCGATGCTCAAGCTATTCCTTAATACCGGGACACTTAGCTCAGGTTCAAAGGATCCCACAGCAAATAGTTGGGAGCTTCTCGATACTATCCTGAGTCATGAGGACTATGAGTTTGTAAGAGATACATGTAATCGAGTTGGAGAAGTTAGAGGACATACTGTTCAGGCACAACCAATGAGTATTAAAACTCCACTGGTCCGAAAGCCAGAGATGATGATGCCAGCCCCACAGATTGTCAATCATGACGGAGCTCGATGGGAACAGGATGTTTCTGACGCATATGGGTGTGGCGAAGTTAAGGCGCCTCAAGCTCCTACCAATACAGTTACAAGTGCGTCTATTACTGATATGGTAGATAAGATGAGCCGTGAGGATGTGAGAACGTGGCTTCAGGCACTAATGAATAAAATCTAAACAAAATAGTAGGTTCTTAAAATTATTTTTTATTATTTAAAGACTTATAATTAATAGTATTATAAGTATTTAATACGATGGATTTTGGAATGCTAGATTTTAATAATAATAATTACGTTAATTTCAGAAATGATCTAAGAAACACGCTATTTTATTTATCAGCGATGTTATTTATAATGATTCGATTATTTTTATATTCTGGGTCTTATCTACTAGGAATATTGATCCTATTTATTAGTTTTATAACCTATATATGTTACGACTTATATATATACATATCTAGATATATATATCAAAATAGTTTAGATGAATTAGAATATTAATAAAATAAATATTTACTATCTTATTTATATTTCTCAATCTCAATTACTAACAATTTAATATCATTATTATAGGTATCTATTTGTCTTGTGATAGATTGTGCTCGATATTTCATAGTATCGAGTGTTTTTTTAAATTTATGCACACTGTCACTTTTATCATATTTAATTGATTCGTATCTATCATATTCAAATTTATATCTTTCCGCAAGTATCCTCCGTTCTTTCAATAAACTATTTATTTTTTTATTTATATATTTTTGCTTAACGGTTAGTTCATTTAAACCCATATGTTATATAATATCATTATTTTATAGTCTTTACAGTTTCTTTAAATTCTAAAACGGTTTTTTTAATATCAACTATAGGTGACACATAATTACTATTTATATAAGCTTGACCACTATGAATTAATGAACAATCTACACCCTTAATTTCAGGTATGTATTTTTTAACATATAAACAATATGGATCAAATTCCGTAAGATCTTTTTCAGGATTTATATATCTATAATATGCTTGACTTTCCATGCCTGAAGATGATACCCATTGCCAGTTACCATTATTTTGTGATGGGTCGTAATCTAATAACTGAGTAGCAAAGTACTTTTCACCCCATCTCCAATCTATGTGTAAATTACGTATTAGAAAACTGGCACACGCTAATCTCCCTCTATTAGACATATAACCTTCTTTATTTAATTGTCTCATACTTGCGTCCACAAAAGGGAAGCCTGTTTGCCCAGAACACCATTTTTCAAATAATTCATAATCATCACTCCATGGATAATCTTTAATATATGAATGTTCATTTGATAGAAAGGTCTCTGGATATGACCATACCAGATTATAATAAAAATCTCTCCATACCATCTGTCTTATTAATTCATGTTTAGGATCAAAATTATCACATACTTCATAATACATTTCTCTTATAGATACACATCCAAATTTTAAATATGCTGACATTAGAGAACTTGTAGGTTGTCCAGTCATTAAAGGTGTCTGTCTTATTGATTTATAGTTTTTTAATTTTTTAATATTTTTTGTCATATGGGTAAGTCCATTTTTACGACCACCTGTTACTATCAGATTAGAATTATATTTAAATAACTTTTTCATTTTAGAAAAATTAGATGAGAAATTTGTAATAATAGCCTGTTTATAATACTTGACACTTCCTGATAAATTTAAAGGTTCATTTACTAACATAGACTTTGTATTATGATGAAACCATTTAAATCTTTTATATGGAGTGCCACCTTTTGTATTTATTTTACTAAAATCATATAGTGGTATATCCATAAAACTTTTAAATTCAATATTATTATCATAACATATGTCATCAATTTCAGTATCTCTCTCCCTACTGTAAGGAGTATAGTCTTCATTAACACATATACCCTCTATATTATTATTTTTAACTAAATCTTTAATAACATCTTTATTATCTCCATAGTATAAATTTATACCGTTTCCTCCAGATTTTTTTATAGCCATATCTAAGTCTTTTAATGATTCGTTCATAAATTGAACAGATTTGTCAGAAAAGAATTCATTATGTTTTCTATTAATTTGTTCTGGATTCATTATAAAAATAGGCAATATCTCTTTATTATTGTCAATAAGCCAATTAAATCCAACATTATCAATTATTCTTAGGTCACGTCTAAATATAAAAATATACATTTATCAATATATTATACTTCTAGATTATCTTTATAAAAATATAATTTATATATAAATGAATTTGTATACTGACGATAATCCTCAAACTACCCTAAAAGGACTAGGATATAAAGATAAACTAAAAGCCCTTGAAACTATTGTTAAAGTTGAAAAGTATTTCAATAATATGCATAATTTACAGCAAATTCCAGGATATAGCCCAGATAATGTTCTTCCAAAACAATATATTGAAAATGAACAAGAATGCTATAACTACTATCAAAAGCAGAAAATGTATCGGATATTAGGTATGTTAAATAGAGCAAGAGGGATGATAAATAGACTTAAAAATGATAATAGTAAAAAAAATATGAAAGAGGCAATGGATATATTTATTAAATGGATGAATAAATACAAATCTGATAAAAACTAAAGATTAAGATTAGGATTACCGAAATCATCAATATTACCAATTACATTGTATTTTTTATTATAAATAACTCCTTTATTGTAATCCATAAAGTAAGTTTTGTTTCCAATTGTTAATTCCTCTAGACTACCAATATCAATATCTAATTCTTCATTATTTTCCTGTATTGCTATATTTTCCTCATCTTCCTCTTCATCCCCCAAGTTATTAATTTGCTCAACATTATTTACAAGAGTTTCATCGATTTCTATTTTAGGGAGACAATTAATAACTTCCATATTAATAACAATTTTATTAGGTATACTAGGCATATATTTAGCATCAATATCTGTATCGAATTCCAGATATGCTAGCTCAATTGGTTTAATTTTTTTACTGACACGTCTTTGAACTCTACGTTTCTTTTTAACAGCAGCTTTAGGTTCCACCTTTTTTTTAATAATAAGCTTTTTTCGCTTTGGACTACTTGTTTCTGATATTTCCATGATTTTTTATTTTAAAAATAATAATAATTTAATATCAAATTTAAATTTACATAAAATTTATTTTATATCATAAAATTATAAATGTCATCTAAACTTTTACTGAGGAATCAGGACATAGTAACATATGAATCTGAAGAAGAAACTAAAGAATTGACATGTCTTTTAGGGGAATTAAAGCAACTTAATGATCTTCAAAAAGACCTAGGGCATTTGCTATTAGAGCAACGCGAAAACATAGAAACAATAGATACAAATGTAGAAAATACTGTAGACCTCGCGATTGATGCAAATACTCAATTAGAAAAAGCATCGGGTCAAAAGATAAAGATAATGCCTTTTGCTATTGGAGCAGGAGTAGGATTAGCACTTGGAGGAGTAGTAGGTATCCCACTTATGGCAAGTGGATTTATAAGCTCTACAGTATTAGGTTATAGTGCTATAGGAACAACATTATTAGGTGGAATATCTGGAAGAAGTTTGGCTTAATAGTTTTATTTATCTAAATAAATTATACATTAATAATAATAGTATCAATGAATAATTTTGAATATTTTGATTTTATAGATAATTTTTCAGAAGAGGACGATGGCTTAGTAGAAGATATTGGTTATCTCGTAAAAAAAATATCGACTATAGAAAAATTATGTAAGAAACGACAAGATGAAGTAATGAGTACGTTTTTAAATAAAACGTCCAAAGAAAAAGAAAAAAAACAAAACGAAGAGTTGGATAATAATAAATGTAGAAAACTAATAGTTTATTCTAATACTGAATCTAACGATGATAAACGTCCTAATTTTAAAACAGATTCTCAGAATAACGATAATGAAGAGGATAATGTAAATAAAATCGATTTAGAAGATACTTCCGCATTAGAGGAGACACCTTTGGAAGCTATATTAAAAAAGGTCTATAGAAAAGTGGCTTTAAAATTTCATCCTGATAAAAATAAGGATAAAAAAGCACAAGAAATTTTTAAAAGTGCTACTAAGGCGAATGAGGAAAAAAATTTATCTAAACTGCTTTTTATTTTAAATTTAGCAAATGTAAGTGTTAAGTTCGATGAAGAAGATACTAAAATTATAAATGATGAAAAAGATAAGTTAGATAAAAAATTATCAGATCTTAAAACATCTATATTTTATAAGTGGGATAAAATGGAACAATCTGTTAAAGATAGATATATTGATTATCTTAAAAAACTAAATGGTATAAAATAATAATACTATATATTATATAATGAAAGGTGGATATATTAAATGCTCAGAATCTAGTAGAAGTGTTACTAGCTCTTATACAGATTTATACTGGCAGGACGACGTAGATTTGTTTTCAAACGAACTTGTTCTTATTAATAATAATAATATTCAAAATTGGAAAAAGCTATCTAAGACATATCAAATGCCTAGGATGTTAAAGTTAACCTGGAAAGAATATGGAGATGATTATTTCAACGAGACAAATAATAAAAAATTAAAGAAATACAATAGTTCCAAAATTGAGGAAATGTTTATTCCAAAGGAATTTATAGTGTATTATTCATGTGAATCTCTTTTTCCATTAACTAGAAAACAATCTGATAGAGGTTATGGAAAAAGATGGGGATTGTTACAAAAAAAAGCGTGTGAAGTAAGTTTGTATGGCTCTACACATGATAATAAATACGATGTTGATAATAAACTTCCATGTGCTACACCTTGTCAACCATATAAAAAATGTGGTAATTATAATTGTTGTGACGCATACGGATTAGACTCGAAGAAAACAAAAGTTTTATACTGTAATAAATGTAATAATTTACATACGAGACTCTATGCTTTAAATTTATTTGAAGTAATGAGACAAATTTATGTTGCTAAATGTGCTGTATCTGGAACAGAATTATTACCTTACATATTGAATCCAGTATCTCAAGAACCTTTCACAGCTGATCAATTAAATAATTTTGTAAAAATTTTTACTAGAGCTATTGCTACTTGGAAAAAAAATTTACAGGACAATAAAACTCTTCATGGTAGAGTAGGTAGAGCTTTACGCTCAAAGGTTGGTCAGGGGATAACTATCTCATTTATGATAGCGGACAGTGTTTTCACTGGTGGTAGTGCATCATTGTTTGTAGGAATACTTAAAGGTCTCGTATTTATAGCTACTCAAACCTCAACGGTAAGACAAATATATGAACTAAATAGATTAGAAGGTAAGTTTAAAGAACCGGGTAGTAGAAAGGCTTTAGTAGCTGGTGTTGAGGTAGGAAAAGAAGTTATACGAGGGATTATACTGGGTCTTGCACAAGCAAAACCGATAAGCGACTCAGTTAAAAGATGGAAAAGTTTAGGAAGTCCAACAATATCTGGTCCATTAATATCTGGCGCTGACAAGCTTTTAATACCAGATAAAATGTATCAAATCGCTCATGATATTAATTTCTTTAAATTAGGTCTACCTATTATAGACAATAACGCGCCAGATGCGGTATATCAAGCAGCAGGGCATATTGAAAATTTAGTAATTTCTGGATATAGTTCATATGTTTATAAAATTAATAAGATAGACCGCGCAACTAAAGGTGAACTAACACCTCGAGCATTTGAATCTTTTGACACTAATCTTAATAGTCTTATTATTAGAGAAGAAAATTATAGAGCAGCAAAATTATCACTTGATAAAGACGCTTTGGCTCAAAGAATCGATGAAAGAAGTTCAATAGCCTCTGATGGTTCAGATCTCAATTCATATGTATGTAATAGAATTAATGATAGTAGTAATTTGGTAGGCGGTAGTTACAATTATATTGTTAACCCTAAAACAGGTAGAAAAGTAAAAACAGATGGTAAAGTAGGACAATCAATATTAAAAAAATATAAAGATGTAGCAAATAATTAAATATTCATAATACTAGATAATATTATAAATTTTTATATCCGTTTGTAAAATATTAGTTATAATATTTAGCAGAACATACACTTAAATCGCTAGAGTAACCATCACTATCAACTTCTGATTCATATCCCCGATCACAACAATTTCTATCTTTAGAATAAACATCATCGTCTTCAAGATTTACTGTGGTTCTAAAACAGTAATTATTAATATTTGTAGATAAGGTATTTCCCATTCTTTTATAAATATAATAAAAAAATATGTTTAATTACTTATAATTTGACTAACTTTAAACACAAGTATATCGAACTTCTCTGGATTCAGTGTAGTCTATAGTCTCTTTGGTAATATGTCTAATTAGGAAAGAGGTATAGTCTGGCATTTCAAAATCTTCATTTTCATAAGATGAATCATCGCTTTCATAATCATCGTTCGGGTCATAATCACTATCTGAATCACTTTTATCTTCTTTCTTCATATAGTTAGTTTCCTTCAATCTACGCCCTTGTTTGTGATACTCATCAAGTTCGTTATCAAGCTCTTCTTTAGTTACAGTTCCGTAACTAGGAATACAGTCTCCAGGAAAACTTTCAAGATATGGTTCTTGGAATACAGAATCTGGATCAACTTCCCAATTTTCAAATACTTTTTTAGATTTAGACATTGGAACCTTATGTTTAGAACGTTTATTGAAGTGTCTTAGACGAGCCTCATCTTCGCACTTAAGTTCTACAATTTTAATAGAATAACCATTCATTTTGGCAATTTTTTCATAGTCACTGTAGGTCCAGATTTCATTAAAATATCCTAAGACATAGATTCTATCTACTTCTCTACTAATATAATCTAGAAAAGCCATTTTAGAGTAATTTTCGGCTTTGGTGATCTTGGTTCCATTAAAATTATGATTACCATCATCATCTTCAAAGTAATCATTCCAGTTACAGATGCCAAACAAGTCTTCTCTGCCTTGCTCCTGGTCATATACATAATGTTTTTTACCTACTCCGGGAACACCTCTTACAATTGTTACGGTTCTCTTTCCAGAATATGTTGTCGTTAGAAGTCTCCACATATTTGGAAACCAAATTTTAAACATTGACGCAAACATAGGTGTGAAAATTAAACCTGCTAATAGTAAGACTGTCGTGTCTACAATAAAACTAGGAGCTGCTTGTAAGGAACTATCTTCGCTACTTCCTTTGAAGGGAGAATAGTCGCCACAAATAAATGTATTTTCGTTATCTTCGTCGAAATAATTCCAACATGAAGAATCGAATTGTTGATTATAGGTATAGGTGTTCATCTTATATGTAAAAATTAGGGGAAAATCTTTAAGTAATAATAAAAATTTGAAAGAAATTTTTCATCAATTTTTTTTTAAATAAACAAATATGTCTGTAATTCACCAAGATTCATCGTATAATGGTAGTTTAAAATTTGATCAATACCCATTTCAACTATCTGATTTTCAAAAACATACTATTCAGGCTTGGCATGATGGTAAAAACAGTGTAGTGTGTGCTCATACAGGTTCTGGAAAAACACTTCCAGCTGAAAACATTATGAATCATGTAATTGATAATAAACTTGGAAAAGTAATATTTACAACACCAATTAAATCACTTTCGAATGATAAATTTGGTGATCTTCAAAAAAAGGTTCCTAATGGAGATATAGGTATTTTGACAGGAGATATTAAATTTAATCCTAATGGAAATATACTTATTATGACTACTGAGATTTTGAGAAACCTCCTATATAACGGTAAGATTGAAGATGTAAAAAATAAAGTCACCATTTCGATAGATATTGACGAAATTAACACAGTAGTATTTGACGAAGTTCATTATATGGGGGACGAACATAGAGGGATGGTTTGGGAAGAATGTTTTATACTTCTACCTGAAAGAATTCGTCTAATTAATCTATCAGCAACTATTGAAAACCCTGAACATTTTGCCCAATGGTTGGCGGATATTAAAAGCACAGATGTTGTATTAACTAAAACTTCTAATAGAGTTGTTCCTCTAAGGCATAGTTTATATCTTGATTATTTACCATCCTTTCTCAATAAAGATAAAATGGGAGATAAATGTAGAAATTGGCATGATAAACCTATAATCTTTAGTGATGAAAATAACGCTTTCAATACAGATGTTTATACTGATACACTTAACCATATTAAAAAATCGTCAAAAGGTCTATCTCGTAATCAAGTTATTAACAACTTAATTGAATATCTTGACCTAAGTATGCTAAAACCAGCAATATTTTTCAGTTTTTCTAGAAAAGGTTGTGAAAAGCTGGCACATTCTGTTTCTCATAATTTGCTCAGGGAAACAGAGCCGTCGCTTGTGGATAAGTTGGTTCATGATTATTTGAGAAAAACAGATAATTATCAAAGTTATATCCACATGGAGCAATTTTATGATTTGAAGAAATGTCTTGACAAAGGTATTGCCTATCACCATTCTGGATTATTGCCTATTTTTAAGGAAGTGGTTGAAATGTTATTTGGATATAAAGATCACGATGGTTCTCATCATCCACTGGTTAAGATTCTTTTCGCAACTGAGACATTTGCTGTTGGAGTTAATATGCCTACCAAAACAGTTGTATTTACAAGTGTTGAAAAATATACTAATGGTGAAAAACGCTATCTCCATACTCATGAATACCTACAAATGGCAGGAAGGGCTGGAAGGAGGGGAATTGATAAAACTGGTCTGGTTATACTATTACCTAATTTACGAAATATTCCACTTCCACACATTATGAAAAATATGATTGTTGGTAGTGGTCAAGTTATCAAGTCAAAATTTAGACCTAATTATAAAATTATTATGAAATCTATAATGAATGGAAATCCTCTAGATAATATTGTTAAAAAGTCTATGATTGATAAAGAAGTATCTAGTGACTTGAAATACTATAAAGAACAATTGAAAACAATTGATTTGCCTGAATTAGATGTATCTCAGTGTGTAGAATATGAAACTATTAAAACTAATAACTATGGATTTATTAAACCTTCTAAGAAGACCCAAAAAGACAATCTAAAAAAAATTAAGGAATGGGAAAAAGATGCTAATTTTATGAAACTATATAAACAATATACAGTTAATAAAAAAACATATGAAAAGAAAGATAGACTTAATCAGGATATTAGAAACTGTAGCGATTATCTTCCCTATCAAGTAGAAACTATAACTAAACGGTTACGCGAAGCAGGTTATATGGAAAATGAGAGTGTTACTCAAAAAGGAGTTATTGCTTCCGAAATTAACGAATGTAACGAGATACTTTTAACTGAAATGATAGTCAATAACTGTTTCGAAGATATGAATTTCAAGGAAATAGGAACAGTATTATCTCTATTTGGAGATTCTCGGGTAGTTTATGATAAAAATAAAGAAGAGCCCTATATCGATCATATATACAATCAGCATAAATTTAAGGCAGTAATTCGGTTTACAGAAGATAAACTAACTGATTGGCAAAACTTTGAAAACTCTAATCATCTTTATATAAATAGTGAATGGGAGATTAATAAGGCCGGTATGGATGCAACATATGAGTGGCTTGATGGAGGCAACTTCAATAATATTAGTAAAAAATATAATATTTATGAAGGTAATTTGATAAAAGATTTTCTAAAAATTTATAATCTAGCAGCTAATCTAGTATCTATTTCCAAGTTAATAAATAATCCTAAACTGGAAATTGAATCAGAAAAACTTATGGATAATGTTATGAGGGATGTAGTATCAGTAGAATCGTTACATGTTAGATAAAAACATCGATTTTATCAGGTATATCTTTGATTATATCTTTCAATATAGCAATTCTAATACCTTTTTTTTTGTTTTTATCTCTGATATCGAAGTAATTTTCAACTATCTCAATATCATTATATAATTCATTTACATCATTTTCTTCACAGAATTCCAGTAGTAATTCACCTACATCCAAAAATCTGTCTAGATATACAACATAACCTTTAGTATCCGTGAGAATTCTGAGTTTAGGAAAATTATTATTATATAGACACCTATTAAGTTTATCTAATTTGCGTTTCCAAACATGGGTCATCTTAATATTAATAATTAAATTATTTTTTAAATGAAAATAATTATTTTTTATTTAAAAGGATCTGTCGATTTAATTGAAATGAGCATATTAGATCTTAAGGATTCAAATACATTATTGTCAAAATATATTAGTGAAGGAAAACCTTTTAATGCGTTAAGATTTGGGTTAGGCAATGAAACCTACATAGCTGTAAAATTACATCTACATAGACAATTTGATCAGCAACTATGGAAATCTGATTACCCACATAATCATGGTATTTATTCAAAAAATAATGATATAAATGATATCATTAAGTTTAGTCTATTATATATAAGTTGTTTTATGTCAAATGATTTACTATCTTCATTTACTGTAAGACATCGCCAAATAAGAGATATTCAAAATCATTATAGTAATCTTGCTAAAAACACTCAAATTCATTCAAGAGTTTTAGAACCATTCTATGTTATTAAAGATTTACCAGATGAAAAACCTTGGTCCCATGTATTAATAGACAAAAAAGTTCTAATAATACACCCGTTTGTTGATTCGTTTCAAAAACAAATATCAAATAATTTTGTTATTGACAAAAATAAGCCTATATTTTTACCAGGACAAAAATTTGAATTTTACAAGGCTTATCAAACATCTACTGGAAATTATTTACATAGCAATTCCTTTGAAACATTAGAACTTATGAAAAAAGATATATCATCCATTGATTTTGACATCGCTTTACTCAGTTGTGGCTCATATGGAGCACCACTCTGTCATTTTATCAAAAATGAATTAAATAAATCAGCTATATATTTGGGTGGCGGGCTTCAACTTCTATTTGGTGTAAAAGGTAAACGATGGGAAACTCATGATATAATATCAAAAATAATTGAAAATAGCGATGTTCCTTTTATAAATCCTAGTGATGATGAACAAATACCAAATTATAAAATAGTTGAAAATGGTTGCTATTGGTAATATCTCTTTTCAAATCTCACACTAATTAACTTTTGAGGTTTTATTAACTACATAACTTTTTAAAACATCAAAAGCACATTCATTTTCAATATGATTGGGAATTATAAGATCACATTTATGTTTGAAATTACTAATATATTTATGATATGCTGGCTTTACAAACTGTTTATATTGCTGAAGAACACTGTTTAGATCACGACCACGTTCTCCTATATCTCTCCTTATTCTTCTCATAAGACATACATCTAAATCAGTATCAACAAATATTTTCATATCCATCATTTCTATTATAGATATACTACACATAGTTAATATACCCTCAAGTATTATAACTGAACCAGCAAAATCTATTGTGCTATATCCAGTTCGCTTATGAGTTTTAAAACAATAATTAGGAATTTCAGCATATGTTCTATTTTTGAGTGCTGTTAATACCTTTATAAGAGCATCGAAATCTATTGCTTTTGGATCATCGAAATTATAAGTAGCTGAGTCAACACCTTCTGGAATTGATTTGTAAAAATTATCTTGAGATAACACATAACATTTTTCTTTTCCAACTTCTTCGGCAATCTTATTTGCTATGGTAGTTTTACCAGAAGAAGAGGCACCTGTAATACTAATCATGTACATATTGTGGTTTAAATAACATCTCAAATTAATTCTTATATCAAAATTAAAATATTAATCTTTTAAATACTAAACAGTTCTACATTCTATAAACATAAATTTAGTCTCTTCAATGTTTATGATATTAAAACCTTTTTCAATTAATAATTTTACTAATCTATTCTCGACTTCTCCATTATTATCTTCAATTACACTATTCCATCGTTTATATGGTTCGCATATTAGTAGTGTTCCACCATATTCTAATATACGATGTACTTCATCAATATAGTCTTTACAATTCCTTCCCCACATAGCCAACGATAGGATACCAATATCAACAGAACAATCGTCTAATTCTGTGTGTTTGATATCCCCAACTGTAACAAAACTATTTGCGGAATGATGGTCGAAGTTATGAAATTCAAATCGTTTATTATCTTTAAAATGCTGATTTATTTCGGCATGACCGCACCCTAAATCAACAACTACCTTTTTTCTTTTTCCCGGTATTTTTTCAAGATACTTAATCATTTTGTTTCTTGGAATTTCTTCATCTGGAAAAGACTCTTCATTTGCCTGCGATATCTTGTGATATTCTTCCCATTTATCTGGATTTTCTTCAAAATGTTTATGTAAAGTTTGTGAATTCATAGTTTTATATTTTTGATGCAATATGCTAATTTCACTTTTTACTCTCTCTTTTCGTTGTGTTGGGGTTTCAGATTTTTCTTTTTTGGATATTTTTGGTTTAGTCATTGATTTCTTGGATTTTTTTTTTACATATTTTATTAAATATTCTTTTTCAAACTCTTCCCATTTTTTTCTTCTTTCTGGATATTTTTTCATACCTTCTTTATTATATTTATAATTTTCCACTTGATGTGAAAACCAGCTTCCTAATATTTTAATATTTTTATTTGGTGTTTTATTATTTTCATTAATATATTTTTTTAATTCCTTAAAATTTAATTCCCAATACTCTTCTTTAGAGATGAAATATTTTTTATATTCATTTGTAAAATCTTCCCATAATTTTCTTATTATTGGATTCTTCATTATCATAGATTTTTTCTTATATTTTTTTTTTTGTGTACCAATCCAATATCCTAAACCTTGCCCTTGAGGAAGTTTATTATTTGTACCAATATACTTTATTAATTCTTTTAAATTATTTTTCCATTTATCTTCATCTGAAATATAATACTCTTTGTATTCATCAATAAAGTCTTTCCATAATTTTTTAATAACAGGTTTCATATTGTTTTTTTTATACTTTTCGTCTTGTGTTCTTTTCCAATTCGATAAAACCCCGGCAGGCTTTTTTTTATTTTCATTGATGTATTCTTTTAAAAGTTTAAAATTTTCTGCCCACTTCTCTTCATAGGATATGAAATATTTTTTATATTCATCAATAAATTCTTCCCATGATTTTCTTATCTTTAGATTTTTCATAATAGCACAATCCGATTTATAATTGGAACGCTGGGTACTAATCCATTTTCCTAAAAAAGCAATATCCTTTTTTTTATCCTTTTGATATGGGATTTTTTCATTTATGTTAATATATTTTTTGACATCTTTCAAATGACATTTCCATTTATCTTCATTGGAAATATAATAATCTTTATATTCATCTGTAAAGTTTTTCCACAATTTTCTTATGTTTGGGTTTTTCATAATATAAATATTTTTTTTATAATTTTTAAATTGGTTGCCTGACCAATTCCTTAAAATATTACCTATTGATGGGCACTTTTTATTTTCATCTATGTATTCTTTTAAATTTTGTAAATTAATATACCATTTATCTTCATCCGTTATGAAATATTTTTCATATTCATCTGTAAAGTCTTTCCACAATTTTCTTATGTTTGGGTTTTTCATTATAGTGTTTCCTTCTTTCTTTCTTCCATTATAAGTCTCTTGTTGTGTATTTATCCATGAGCATAAATTTTTTATATCTTTATCTTTACTTGTGGAAGTCGGTCGTTTTTTATTAGTATCGATATACTCTTTTAATTTTTTTAATTTATTTTCCCATATTTCTTCTTTGGATATGAAATATTTTTTATACTTGTCAATAAAATCTTTCCATCGTTTTACAATATTTGGATTTTTCATAATATATTTTTTTGAACTATAATTATCCTTTTGATGTCCAAACCATCTTCCAAGTTTGTAATCATTTTCATTTTGACCTTTGCGATGACGAGGTGGTAGTTTATTATTTGTATCAATATACTCTTTTAATTCTTGAAGAGAATTAATCCATTGTTGTTCATCGGATATGAAATATTTTTTAAAATCATCGTGTTTGATAAACTCTTCCCATTTTTTTCTTCTTTTTGGATATATTTTCATACCTTCTTTATTAAATTTATAATTTGATTTTTGACTCCCTAACCAGCATCCTAATATTTTTATATTGTTATTTTTGTCTTCTTTGTTAGGTATTTTGTTATTTTCAATAATATATTTTTTTAAAAGTTTAAAATTTTCTTCCCATTTCTTTTCATTCCAATTGATATCCACATCCAAAATACCTTGACAAAATGTTTTATCTAAATCAATGCTACTTTCTTTAATTTTCCATAACACTTCTAAATCTGGATGAGTATGAACACTAAATAATGGTTTTCTTTTTTTAGGAGGAGTTGTCGTTCTTCTTTTAATTTTTTGTTTCTTATCTTTTTTTGTAATAGGCGCGTAAGTGTTATCATCTTCGCAATAGAATAATAGTAAAGGTTCTTCATCGACAGCTCCCTCGTTAATATACTTTACTGGTTCATCATGGTTTTGTGTATGAATTTCAATAGTTTTTTCACATTGTTCTGCTATTTCTTTTAGAATTTCTTTGTCTTTTCCATCTTTGAATGACTCTGTATCCAACTCAATATCTTCTTTTTCACACACATACTTCAAGTTCTCCAGTAAATTTCCTTGTGAATCTCCGACAATGAGACCCTGCTTTGCAAAATTATCTTTGATTTCTTTTGGAGCATACATATTTGGATATTTCAAACACATTTCAAACAATTCTGGATCATACTGATATTTAAACGCACTGATAACGTTCAATGCTGTATTAAAATTACCACATTCAGATAATTCTTCGCGAATCATTTGGTCTCTTAATTCAGGTGTATTCATTGAAGAATATTTTGTAATATCAACTTCGCAGGGAATAAGAAGAATAGCAGGAGGCATTCCTTTATCTGGAATTCTCACCAACCTACCAATCCTTTGCGATTCTTTCACAATACTTTGACTAGGATTAATAGGAACGCCCATATTAGCCCATTTTGTATCAATACCCTCATTTAAAATTCCACAAGAGGATAGAATGAAAATTCTCCCTTCAACCTTTTGATCAAAGTTTTTAATGATTTGATGTCTTTTTTTTGTTTTACCATGTACCCCTTTCAATATTACATTTTCAACAGAATATGTATCTTTTGTCTCTGGAAATTCTTCATTTTGGATTCTAGTAAATAGTTTTTTAACTAATATTTGATTTTGAGAAGAAGCAAACACTTTTACAAACGAATTGTCTGCATTCATATCTTCACTTTCATTTACAAACGAGTGGTAAGTTAGAATATTCCAATAATTATACTTACCTGATAAACAAGCTCTAATAATAGATTCAAATATTGGTTGATATTTGTTTTTATAAGTTGGTTTTTGAGTATATAGACTAATTTGAGTTTCAAAACTTTTACATATACCGTCTTCAACTGCTTGGTAATATAAATATTCAAAAGCTAATGGACCACAATCGCTATTTTCTGGATTATTTCTATCATACATTGTAACTCCATTTTTATTAACAGGCGTTGCTGTGTAGTATCGTGTTTTATCCACAATAGCATCTAATTTATCATTATTAAATACAATATTTTGAATTTTATCACCAACAATATGATGCGCTTCGTCGAATATCAAATTATTAATATTAATATTTTTCTCAATACAAACATTAATAAATTTTTCAAAAGATTGATATGTTACCAAAATTATTTGTTTATTCTTTTTTTTCAAGAATGTGTTTAGTTTATTTTCATCTGTAGTGAATTTTATATGACCTTTAGATTTTAGTTTACCATCATTGTCAGAACAAAATGCCAAACATTTATATTTTTCAAATTCAGTTTTGAACGGTTCTTCATTTGATAAAGTATAATCATTACAATATTGGTTAATTAGACCCAAAGAAGGAAATACAATGACATTAGTTTTTTCGTTATTGATAAATAAATCAATCGTAAATGTTCGTGTTTTACCAGTTCCACACCACATATTCATTAAACATTTTTCATGTTTATCTAGTTCTTCTATTGCTTTTTTTTGATGTTCATATAAGTGTTTTAACATATCACAATTATCATATTCATCATCTAGTTTACCATGTTTTTGATTTATTTTTTGTTTGATAATTAAATGTATATTAGGTTTATTATTAAAACTTGAAGATGATTCTTCATTCGAATTAGAGATTTGATAACTCATTATACAATATAAAAAATATATATTTGATATTTAATCAATTTTTATTTATTTTATACCTTAATAAAATATTATTGTATTAACTAAACAAATCTAACTTAAGTGAGCCATTTAGGTTTGAAATATTAAGTTTTCCATACATTTTTATTTTAGTAAGTTGTCCTAATTTACATTTAAATTGTTCAGATTCCTTTTTAATAGTCAAATCAAAATCATCACGTTGGATTTCATACAAATCCTCCATCTTTCTATCAATAATTCGATATGAAATATTAACTCCATATTTAGGAATGTATATCTGTAAGCAATTATCTACAAATTCATAAATATAACATTCAACCTCCTCATACTCTTTATGCTGAATAATATCAACAAGCTTTACAAGGTCTTGCTTTCTATAGTATTTTTTTAGTAAATTATTGTATTCATTTATATCTTCCAAAGTGAATTTTTCGAGTAAAATATTTCCACCATAATATATTTCTTGGTTGAGTAAATCTACAAGTCTTCTAATAGGGGACGTAGTATGTGAATATCCATTATTAATTCCTAGGTGAGCGTGTCCTATATCTTCCCATGAATAATTCGCAGACTTAGAGTTAATAATATTCAGAAATCTATACAATTCCCCTTCTTCTTCCGAATATTTCTCTTCACTAACATCTTGAACTCTATAAATAGGAGACTTTTTCAAATTCTTTAGATTTTCAACATACAGATGATTATATATTATCATCATTGCCTCAATAAATTGGTGACTATCTTTTACTACCTTATTATAGCCCATATATTCATGAAATAATGCTGCTATTAGTGTAAATTTATCATTAATCTCTTTATTGTAATTTTCATATGAATAGTTATGAGTGATTTTACCATAACTAGGATAGAATTTAAACAGCATATTGTTTAGATCGATTTCTAGTGTAAGCATATACCTAGTTGTTCGTGCTTTAAGAGAACACCAGTTACTTGCTAAATGTGTATCTATAGCATGTAGAACTTTACTGTTTATCAAATATATTGAAGTAATATTGTTTATTTTATCTAGCAGACTATTTTTTGATAGAAATGAATATACGTCTGAGATATGAATATACAGTTTATTAGCGTCAAGTGAAAATGCATCATCTATGTCTTCACAGCCTTTTGGGTCTATAGAGTAAATAGGTAATGTTATTTCAGTTCTTCCAGAGAAATCAAATACAGGCTCAAATTTTGATAAATTATAATTACTTTTGTTTGGAAACACATTAAATCTAAATAGAAGAGCCTGACATACAGCATCAATATCACTAATATTACCGAAATGCCTTACTATATTGCCATAAGGTATTTTTTCATCTGGTTCCCAACTTGCAATTTCAATAGTAACCAATTGATTTTCTGTTGATTTTCGTTTCAATTTACTTCTAACTATGAATATAGGATAACTACGATCCAATGGACGGAATAGATATCCTGGAACGCCTCTTTTATTAGGCTTGAAACTATATGTTCCAAATAATTCAAGAATACCTGCTATATTATCATTTTTAGCTCTATTTAAAAGTTTTAATGGTTTATCTTTTCCATCAAACTGAACCACATCATTATGGTAAAATCCATAAAAATAGCTGGGGTCCTTTATATTTATTTTTCCTTGATTTATAGTATTAATTAGATTTACATCTGAATAATCGGATGATTCTACACTTATTTGAAACATAATAGTGTCTAAATTAATGTTATTTATTATAAATATTTAATAATCAAATTTATTAAATACTTACTGATTGGCTATATCACTCCAAAATGTTTCCTCGCCCATTTGGTCTATTATTTGATCTTTTAAAGCTTCACTCTTTATATATTCATCGTTATATAGTTCTTTTAATGATTCTCCAAATGAACCGGTTTCAAAATATCTTTTAGCAACAGTTTTAATTGTTATTAGTTCTCCAGTAAACATAGATATATATTCTGGGTCATATCTTATTTTTTTAATTACTTTAACAGCTTTTTTTATTGAATTAAATCCGGGGGGACTAAAATTAGTAACTAATTCCGATAATTCATCATCGTCTAACTTTATGTCTGAATATTTATTATCTACCTTTACTACTTTCTTTTTTTGGGTTTTCTTAGTTTTCTTTTTAATACAATTATTTTTAACTGATAACTCGCATTTTTCATTATCCCATATGTAACTTTTTTTACATCTATTTCCTTTTGCGTTCAAAGCGCATGGACCGTCATGTCCTCCTGTCTGAGTAATTCTATTATAGTTAGCCAATACATGTTTTCCTACTTTACCATTTATGTTTACTTTTCTACCTGTTAAAGGATTTGTTATAAAATTATATCTATTCATTAATACTATAATATTTGAAATAAATTTGATTTATAATAAAATCTTTATTTTTAGTTAAAACATGTTATCTACAAATAGCAGATTTATATCCTTATTTGAACAAAAACTTAAAAGTATAATTTCATCTGAAAAACTTAATAGAATATACAATGAATTCTTTGAAGATGAAGTTGATAAATTTATAGACTTTCTAGAATTAAAAGAAGACAAAACTTTCGATTTTCAACTTAAAAACATTAATTTTAGTTGTCTAGATAGCGATAAATTGAATTCGATGCTTAAAGATGGTCGATTATTTTCGCATTTCTCCGAACATTGGTTAGAAAGTATTTGTCCAGAACTAATACATGTAAGTGGATGTAAGGACCATGATTTTACAAATAAATTTAGCGACCTTAAATATGACGCTAAAACATGGACTAGTAATAAATTAGATTTCAGACCGTCGTATATGTTAGGAAAAGGACGAACATTTAACGAAGAAGAGTTCAAAGAAAAATGTGATAAATTGATATATATCGTAATATCAAATATTGATTTTCCTAATATTAAATTAAAATTTGTAAATGGATCTAAATTAAGAGAACAATATCCAAAAGGTTATGTCAGTAATAATAAAAAAGACTTTGATGAATTCTTTAGTTAGTCAGTATTGGATTATATTTTTTTATCAACTCGGGCTTCGATATAGATTTAGGACCTACAGTATTATTTCTACAGTCAAAATTTATTTTCTGCAACTTCTGAAATATTTCATCATTAAATGGAATATCAAACTTGATAAAATAGTGTGATTGTATGCTTTTTTCTTCAATTGATTTATCAATTTTACCAGCATATACTCCTACTCTTCTAAATGAAATATCAGGAGAATCAGTTTTTTTAACAAACTTAAAATTTATAGGATCAGGTTTTTCAGGTTTTAACCTTTTTTCAGATTTTTTCAACCATATTTGAAATATACATGGAACATTATGTATTTCTCCATTTACATTAAAAGAGTTTTCAGGTAAATTTTGTTCATGAATTAAATGAAAGTTTAGTGGAAAGTGCTTCTTTAAGCTATCCTTTTTAAATGATTTAGGTAATATAAATGAAATTGTATCCGCAAATTTACAAGATTTTTTGATAAACTTTATAGCAAATGTGGATTGTCTTCCAAAAGGTGGATTACCTATAATATGTTTGTTTGAAAAGTTTTTAAATTGATTTACATCTAGATTTAAATAGTCTTGTTTGACGATTACATTATTATCAGGAAGAATATCATAAAATTTGTAATTATTACATAGGAGTTTGATTTTATCAATAAAAGCTCCATTACCAGCGCTAGGTTCAATAACTATATCATCGTCTATATTGATATTAGTGTGTTTTTTGATACTATTATAACATAAATCTACAATAGAATTGTTAGTATAATATTTGTCGGTTGTATCACGATTTAAACCTTTCGATTGTGTTTTAGGTTCAATATTTTCTATATAAACGTTTATTTTTATAACCAGGTCTTCATTCATTTTAATATTAGTATAGTTAGGTTCATTATCCATAATGTTATAATAATTAAATAAGTAAAATAAATTATCAAATTTTGATATAAATATAAAAAGATTTAGTACACGTACGATATTAATATGATAATTCCAGAAGGAGCATCAGTACCTCCAAGAGTGGGTGAATATGGATATTTCTTATCAAAACATTTCAATAATATCAATAATGATGCTAATAATAAAAACAAAAAAATAATTAAATACTACAAGATTAAGATTCATAATCATGATGAATTAATTGTTCCATGTCATTATTCTGAGAATACATTTACTGACCATGGACCCTTTAGAATATCTTGGGGTAAAATAAGTAAAGTTGTGGAGGTTACAGAGCAAGAAATTAAATTATTGATAATATAATCTAGATATATAAATTATTATATATGTATATTATATATGAGTATGCAGTGTGTTTCAGGTGGATGTGATATATCACATCAAAAAGTAAAGGAACTATTAGGTCTAACAATGTTAGTCTATGAATATGGAAACTCATTTAAATTAGAAAGTAAAGAAACAGTTGAACATTTTTTAGAAAAGTGCTCAAAAGAAGAGATTAATCTTAATGAAACATGTATGAAGGTATTAAATGATTTCAATGTATGTTCTCCAATGGGAACAGTTGAAGAATTTATTAGTGATCCTGATACAGATATACAAGTTGGAATTACTAAAAGCGATAGTAATAAACGTATATGTGTTATTTTTAGAGGAAGTGAATCTAAATCAGATTGGTATTATGATTTAATGATAGCAAAAAAAAATATTGGAAATGATGTATATGTTCATACTGGATTTTATCATCAGCTTCATACTAATGGTGTTTTTGATACCATTGTTAAAAAACTCAACCAATTATTAGAAGAGAATCCTGACTATGAGATATTTATAACAGGTCATAGTTTAGGAGCAGCATTATCTACGCTTTTTGGATATGAATTTGGAATAACTACAGATAAAAAAGTGTGTGTAGTATCATTTGCTAGTCCTCGTGTTGGTAATTTTAAATTTAAACAGGAGTTTGAGTTAAGAGAGAATTTGTGTCATTATAGAGTATCTAATAATAGAGATATAATAACAGCTACACCTATGTATAGATACCATCATTGTGGAAAAAACATTTGCTTGTATGAAAATAGTATGGAGATTAAAGAATGTGACGATATAAGTTGGTGGAGATTTTCATTTTTTTATTGTTGGAGTGTAGCAGACCATGGAGTTAAACTATATTATGACAGACTTGTAAAAAATCTTTGGTAATTTCAATAAAAAATTTGATTTATTGAGAATACTATGTTAAATAGTAACACATAGTTGATAAATGAGAGTAGCTACTAACGGTTGCGGTAAGGAAGTCCATCTTTTTGGGAAAAAAATCTACTTTGAATGGAATAATCCAGTTTTAGATATTGAAATTTTAGGCGAAGAATTAGATAAAACAAGATTAATTCAAAGTAGAATCAAGGAAGAGTTTAAAAATGATAAAACTAAGATATTTGAAGTAATGACGAGTATGGATGATTTTGAACTATATGATAATGCTTGGGTTGTATTAACTTCTGAAAATCCTGCTTTATTCAGCTATCTATGTCAAATTAGTTACAAACGGCCAAATATACTCAGTTATTTTGATAGATATTGGGAATAAAGTATATATTTAAAAATAATTTATTACTATGACTTATAGAATGGAAGAATCGAGACCTCCAATTAAGGGCGAATATTGCTATTATGATAAAATGTATATGGCTTTTAAGAGATTAAAACTAGAAAACAATGTATATTATAACGCATTAGATAGTAATAATAAAAAGATTTTTTGTCAATACTCATTACCAATTAATGGTAAAGATTCTAAGGGTATTATAAAAGATGTAACCTCAGGTCCCCACATTGATAAATCGAGTGATGTTTTAGCTTCTATATTTTAAAATTTAAAATTTGATTACATCTGAAATTTTTATATTTAGTTCATTACTAAATATGAGTCGAAATTTTTATTACCCTATAGGTGCTTCAGCGCCAGCAGTTGTTGGTGAATATGGTTATTATGTTCCTTCTCTTTTGGAATCAACTGGAATGATTCACTATTGGAATGTCTCAACTACAGGAAGAGAAAATACTATATGTCATTTTTCACATCATTCACCTTATTTAAATGTAAATGGAAGTAGATTGATTGGAAGAATAACTAATATCAAAAAAAGTCTGACAACTTATTAATATTCATTTCTAATGTCACTATCACTAGCTACTTCTAAACTATGACATAATAATGGATTACAACTGAATATATCTAATTTATATTTTTTTAATACATAGGTTATATATTGATCTAATGGTCCATTCCATATAGGATTTTCAAGCTCTTTTAACAAAATTTTTGCTAAATCTCTATGTATTATATACGCATGTGCTGTTCTATCGCAGGTTTCTCCATCCCAATTTTGTGTAAAATCGAATTTAGATATCTCATCATTAATTTTGGTGGAATTAGTTGATTTAAAATTTGGTTCAAATCTTCCACCAATATATAATATCGAATTCACATTATGAATATATTCTTGGCATTTTTGTAACCTTTCAGTAAAGTTATCACAAAAGATAGCATCATCTTCAAATATTAGAAAATGGGAGTCTTCGCTTTGTAAGAGTTTTTCCCATAATATATAATGACTGGCAAAACAGGCGTATTCTCCGGAGTTGAGCTCAATCATATTACTTTTAATATATTGGTATTTAGGATGTGTCTTATCTGTTCTTCCGTCTATTGCTGAAAATCTATGAATATTTAATTTAAGAGGAC